AGAAGCACGTACACGATCAATGCTAGGTGCTATGCAGCAAGCTCAGGCAGAACAAATGCAGCAAGCAGGACTAGGACAGCAGTTCCTTGGTGCAAGCTATCTACCGCAGGCACAGTTGTTAGCAGCAGCGCAACCAGCACAGCGTATGGCAGAGCTACAGCAACAGGCTCAGTTGTACGGTACAGGACTCTTTGGTGAGACTGCTATGTCTGGTCTGGAGTCTAGATTGTTGGCAGAGCAAGCACGTGCTAACCTGCTAGGCGGTATTGGATCTAACATCCTTGCTGGTATGTTTACACCGCAGGTTACTAAGTCCGGTACTGTTATTGATCCCGGCGGTTTTGGTAATATAGGTGAAGTTATTGAAGGTGTTGGTACTGGTCTTGGCGGCTTGTTCAATACTATATTTGGGAAGGGTTAATCATGGCTAAGTTTTCACAAACATTTTTACAAAGTCTGTTACAACCTTCTTATCAAGAGGGTTTGTTTACTGCTGCGCGTGGTATTGGTCAAGCACCTGCTCTTCGTATGCAACAACAGCAACAACAAGCGGAGCAACAACAACTTGCTGCTATGGATCCTACGCAAAGATTTAACTTTGCTATTGATAAGTTAAACAAAGCTGGTAAGTACGACGAAGCTGCTAGATTAACAGCTAGTAGAGACCAGTATACTTTTAATCAGGCTGAAAGAGCTGCTAAACTACAAGTAAGAGACGATAAAAAAATAATTGATTTTGTTTCTAACGGTATGTTAGCAAACCAACAAACAGAAGTACCTACTACTTTAAAAGTAGGGGAAGAAGAAATAACTATTCCTCCAAGGTTGCGTGATGATATTTTAAAAGAGGCTAATCTAAAAAGAGAGCAACAAGAAAGTGCGGCGGCTTCTAAAAGTGCGATGGAATTAACAGGATATTATGCAGACTATGTTAATAACAATCCTGATTTATTAGAAAAAGTTCCTTCGTTACAACAACACGTTGATACTCTTAACTCAAAAGAACCTAAATCTACTTTTGAAAGAAAGGCTGCTGTGTCTGCTATTGTTAAAGTTGTTGACGCTGATCAGAAACAAAAAACAGACGCTATGTATTCTGACGAAGAGTATAACAGACAAGCAAGAATAATTACAGAAGACCTTATAAACGCAGGTTCTAATACTCATTTCTGGCAAGACTGGATGGGTAAACGTGACATTCACGATTTCTTAACAGGTAGCGGTACAGAAGATGAGGTAGAAGTTTTTCAAGAGCAAATGGCATTAGGCATTAAACAGGGTATCAAAGGTAAGAAAGAGTTAATTGACTTTGCTATGTCTGGTATGCGTCGTAAAATAGAAGGTCAAGAACAATCAGAAGCTATTGATGTATTTGAAAACGAACGAGCAGCTTTAGAAGAACAGGCTATACAAAGTTTAATGAAAGATTTTAATATTTCTAAAGAAGAAGCTATAGCTATGCGAGAAGAAATAAGAGCAGCATCTACTCGTCAAAATAGAATGAATAACTTTAGGTGAGGTTTTTGTGGCTAAAACAACCGTTAGTAAACAACCTGAAAGTTCTAATGTAGATGATAGGGAAGATTTTAAGAACCCTAAAGAAGCTATACCTAGACTAGCACGCCAAGCAGTAGATGCTGGTGCTACTTTAAAAGAGGTAGCAGCTGTACTAAAAACAGACGAAGCTTCTGTTAGTAAGATACTAAACATTACTCCACAAGATGCTGCTAAGATAGAGTTTTTTGTTAAGCCCGGTGATGAGTTTGATACGGACTTTGATAAAACTCCCAGTATGTTTAAGCAAGTGGTTGATCGTGCTAGATATGCTTTAGAGTCTAGAGAGCTTCCTGATGTAAGCGTTGATAAACCTGACGTTACCCTTACTGACTTAATGGCTCAGTCAAAACCTACAATGCCTTCTGTTAGAGTCCCTGATGTAAGCGTTGATAAACCTGACGTTACCCTTACTGACTTAATGGCTCAGTCAAAACCTACAATGCCTTCTGTTGATATAGCAAGTATTGCTAAAAATTTAGGAATAACTTTATCTAAGTCTACTGCTAAGGCGCTTGAATCTTCTTATAATTTTGAAGAACGTCTTGCTGAATACAGGGCAGTATCTAGTGTAGAAAAAGAAATTTTACCTGTTGGCGTTTCTGATGAAACACGAAAAATATTTGATAAGCTTATAAAAATAGAGTCCGCTGAATCTTTAGGTGTTGCTCGTGAAGTATTTGGTGGTTTATCTCTACAAGCCGCAGACGAACTAGAAGCTTTATATGCATCTAAGGTAAACAACACGTCCTACTCTGTTGAGAAAGACAGAATTAACAGGGAAAGAGAAGAGTTTTCTTATCTGAATCCCGGCGCTGCTGTAGCTGCAGAAACGGTTGGTATTATTCCTTCAGCATTTTTAAGCACAGCTCTTTTAACTAGAGCAGGCATTGTCAGCCTACCTAAACAAGGTGCAATAGAAGCAGGTACATACGGATTTGCTTCAGGAGAATCTGCAGAAGAACGGTTAATTTTAGGCAGCACTAGCGCATTAGTAGGTGGTAGTGTAGGTAAAATAATTGATTCTGTTTTTAATCCTAATCTTGTAAAAACATCTACAAATCCAGATACGTTACACACACAACAAGTTGATGCGTTACAAACTGCCGTGTCTGGACAAAAAATAACCAGACCAACTGCACAGTTAACGGATAATGATCTTGTTGATCAGTTAATTATTAGAGAGACTGAGTTTCTTGCTGACGCAGTAGGCCGACAAGGTACTGATCCTAATGCTTTAGGTAACACAATGCTTCGTCTGATGCGTTATGCGGAAGAGATGGGTGTTAGTGGTAAGCAAGCAGCTAAGGTTGTAGGTAAGAACAAAAGAGTTAAGCAATTAATTAAAGACTCTAACAGAGGTTTTGATGATATTACACAGCTTAATGCCTTTAGAGAAGACTTGTTAGACCTAGCAGCAGGCCGTCTATCTATAGATAAAGGAAGAACAATACCAGAAGCACAGAGCAGTATTGTTAAGTTTCGTCGCTTTGCGTCACCGTTAGCTACCTTAGCAGAAACAGTAGTAGGCCCAGCATTCTCTTCTCGTATTATTCGTGGAATGAACCGCGTAGTTCGTGGTCAGTCTGAACTAGATGAAATGTGGAAAGGCATGGAAGGTATTAGAAATTTAGCAGATGATGTTAAGTTTAATGACTTGATGCTGGATGCTGTTAACGCAACAAACATTGGGGCTAAAGCAGCAGCAAAATCTTTACAGGCTGCTAAGAAATATGCTGATGCTAAAATAGGTAAAGGTGCTGGTGAAAGACTGCAAAAGTTCTTTGATGATAACGTGGAGTTTAATAGTCGTTATCGTAAAGAAGTAACTGCTGGTGTTTTATCAGATGTGTGGTTGCACTCCGCACTAAAGTATGTAGATGATGATGTTAGTTTGCGTATTAACAGGGCAAGAGCTGCTGGTAAAGCAGAAGATGTAGCCAGTAAGAAACGTAGCCGTAAGTCTATGGAAGAAGAGCGAGCAAAGCTAGACGGAGAAGAGCTAGAGTACGCTAACATCTTTGATTCTCATTGGCGTTGGCAGAGAGAAACTCTTACACGTATGGAGCTAGGTAAACAGCTAGGCTTCCGTACATCTGGTATGCCTACTGTAGCATTAGATGTTAAGAAGCTACCAAAGCGTCTTAGGAATAAAGTCAAGAAAGGTGAGATGACTGCCTTGGAAGCAACAGCTAAACTTGAAAGCGATTCCTTTAAGTTGTTTGATGAAAAGATCATACGTGAAGCAATGGAACGCGAAGGTCTTTCTGATCTACAAATTAAAAACGCTATTGAAATATTAGATGACTTAGGTGTTAACGCTAACAGGGGTATGTCTCAAGAGTTAGAAGTTGTCAGAAGCTTAGGGTATGTAGGTACTATTGCTAACCCTTACGGTGCGTTGATGAACGTACACGACTTATTCAACGCTGCTTTTGAGTTGGGTGTTGGTAACGTACTTAAGTCTGTCTTTAGTAAGAATAATGTACGTCTTTCTGCTGATGATGTTGGTCTGGCTAGGCAGGTCTTTGGTGAGTTTATTAGACGGTCTACTAAAGGTGATAGCTCTATAACAGGAGTTAAGTTCCTAGAAAAACTAGCTAAGGGCAGTGAAGATTTACTTGAATGGTCTATGAAAGCTTCTGGTTTTTCTGGTCTTGATAAGTTCGGTAAGACAAAGATCATGGGTGCTTCTTTTAACAAGGCCAAGCAAGACATGGCTAGGGGTTCGTTTGATAGTAAGTGGGCTAACACTTTTAGCAGGGCGGAACTAGATCAACTTAAAAGAGACATAGCTGCTAACGATATAAACAGTGAACTTGTCCGTGATCTTGTTATGTTTGACTTGTTCAGACTACAACCTATTAACCCGGCAGCGCAAACGTCGGCTGGTTTAAAGTCTCCTAACGCACGAATCTTTTACATGTTAAAAGGTTTTGCTGTCAAGCAGCTTGATCTAATGGAGCGTCGTATTCTTAGAGAGTGGCAACAAGGTAACAAAAAAGAAGCACTCACTAACGCAATGAAGTACCTAGTTATTTCTGGTGGTGGTTTCGGTGTTGTCAACGAAGGTCGTCAAGTGTTGAAAGGAGAAGCACCAAACCCTGAAGAGGCTGCTGTTGGTGCTTTGTATCAGATAGGTTCAGTACTTACCTTGGGTGCTATGGGTGCTAACGATTATGGCTATACCAAGTTTATGCAAGACCCTGCAAACGCCATGCTAACTAATATATTCCCACCTGTTAGTGCTACGTTACCAGCCGCTGTCTTAAAAGATATGGGCGAAGCAGCAACTAAAGGAGACCCACTACCAGATGAAACAATATATGCTCTTCCAGTAGTGGGCAAGACCCTTAAAGGTGTGTTTGATTAAATCTCGCAGTTGTTACCAGTACAGGCTAACGTCTGTGACCCTTCAGTCATGTCAGAGTTTTCAGAGATGTTCCAATCAATAGTCTCTGGGAACTCTGCCTTCAACGTCTCATAAGTTTCCTCATCAATAGGCTCATAAGGTGCTTGTTGATAAGTATGCTCTGAGTATGGCAAGAATGACACACCACTGATCTTATCAAACTTGTTATACAACCACTGACCTACCTCTAAGAACTCATCGTCCCTGTAGTAACAAGTCATTGACGGTTTGTGTTCACACCAGAAGTCCTGATAAATCTCCCATAGTTCTAACTGTTCCATAGCACCCATCTCAGAGGCCACCACAGCCCCTTCAGGCGACTGTATAGGGAAGCTGAATACCTTGGTACTGGGTGACATTACATCGTCTTCTACGGGGATTCCTGCGGCCTCAAGGACTGCACACAATGGGTCTCTTGCATCTGCTCGTACTCGTCTAATGTACTGCTGTGCATATCTAGGGTGTATCCCACTAGCAGAATCCACCAGCTGACTAACAGTACCGCTAGGCTTAACGGCGGTGATAGCAGTAGAAGTATTAATAGATAGTCGGTCAGCCCACGATTTATTCGTAGCGATAGCTTCTTCACGCAACTCAGTAAGCCATGTCTTGAGTACACCTTTGTCTCTCCTTCCCGATAACGTCGGGTGATCCATGATGCCTGTAAGCGATACTCCTAGTAATGCTTCTTCTTCAGTGTTGTTCTTCCACACCTTACGTAGGTAACGGAAGTCTGTCAGGGTAGCCTGTAAAGTTCCAAGGATAGTCGCAACACGAACTTTTCGTTTGAGGTCTGACAACGTATCGGTTGCCCTGACAACAACTTCTGATAGATTGCAGAATTGGTAAGGTCGTAGGATGATCTCGCTACATGGATTAGTTCCAAAATCATAGGTAGCATCTCGTCGCTCGTTCTTTGCAGCTTGCTTTTGACTTGCGACTCTAGAGAACATACCTCGCTCTCCTGATCGGGACTCGTATAAACTTTTCCACTCATTAAGGAATGCCTCAAAGTCTGGCTTCTCTGTGTAACATGCACTGTTGTTGGCTAGGCCACGCTGAGGATTGTCTTGCCACCACTTGCCTGACTTGCATCGTCGGAGTCTATCGTCAGTGAGGTTAGATAAACTGATGAGAGCGGACCTGCGGACACCCCCGACAACGACGATCTGTGCAATCTTACAGCAGAGATCGTGACATTCGATGGAGCTAAGTTTACGTCCAGCAGCTTCCCGAAAGACACTAACTGTGAAGTTGAACAAATCGACAAGAGGTTCTGGACCAGATGCTCTACCCCCGAAAGTCTTAAGGGCTGCCCCTGCAAGTCGTACTCCAGACACGTCCCATTTTGGAAGTTGGCCTGAATACAACAAGCTAATAAGTTCTCTGTAGGCTTTAGCCCATCCAATTTTAGAGTCGGCGATGTGTATAACGGTATCGGTGTCATGAAATTCCTCCGCAACTTCTGGTAGCTTTGATACGTATTGACGTTCAACGCTGAAGCCTACACCTGTACCGCACATCAGGACGTACATCATTTCGTCAAACGCTTTGGGGTGGTCGATAGGTAGGTAGCTACAGTTGAAGCCAGCTACATTGTCACGGTCAAGAGCCTCACCAGCGGTCATCAACGCTCGCATTGAAGGCATAACATTTAGATCGTGAATGTCTGCAAAGATACCGTTGGCTTCTTCTAGTGTTAGCTTACCCTTCTCAACCCAGAAGTTTAGGTACCTGTCGATTGTTTCTTCCCAAGTCTCACGTCGCTGTTCCTCTGGTAGGTAACGTGCGTAGCGGGACTTGTGTATGTACTGTTGATATGCATCCATTAATTAAGTTCCTTAATCAGTCGTTCAATATACCAGCGACACTTGCGTAAGTCTTCCACTGGTTTCCCTTTGTAATCATAGCGCCACAGATACTTCAGTGCGTTGCCTTTCAGATAACCACGAAACTCATGGTCAGGCATGGATGCCTTGATAGCTTCGATGGCTTCTACTGCGCCTTTGTTGTAGTGGTCAGGCTTCTCTACAGGATCAGCTTTCTTTCTGATAGACAAGTTGTTAAGTGCTGCAATTGTGTCCCACTCTTCAGGAGTAGCGTTATCAATACTCATCCGTATTTTCTCCTAAGATAGTTCATACTGATAGGTAGCTCATCAAAGGAACCGTTGTTTACCTCATTGAGCATCCAGATTCCAGACCAGCTACCGTTTGTTTGAGGGTTTAAGTAGTCTTCACTGTGGTTGTAATAGATACCAGCAAACAATCCAGTGATGTTACTACCGTCTGCTTTACGTGCGAAGGCTATGTCTCTGTCTTGCACGTGTCCCATGATGCACGACATGAACTTCTTTTGCAACATGAGTTTTGCACACGTGACGGGTCTGCCCATGACTCCACTCGTGAAGTAGTGACAGTATGCAATGCCGTCAATGATGATTGGTTGTAGAAAAGGCTCAACCTCCCATCCGGTTTCTTTCAATAAGAAATGATCATAGCTCATCAGTCCTTCTAGTTTAGGGTCAGCTTCAATAGCCCGTTCGATTCTCTGTTCATGGTTGCCTAACAAGAATACCATTCGTGGTGTCCACGTTTTCTTCTTGTTACTACGCAGTCGCTCCTGTTCTTCGCGGATAGGTAACATGAATTGATTCATAGCTTCGATGCCTGCTTCAATGTCAAGTGTATACCGCCGTCCCTCAAACGACTTCTTGCCTACGTCATAACTGCTGAGACTTGGCATGTCCCAGTGATCCCCCAGATGAACGATGACGTCAGGCTTAGTTGCGGCTGCGTAACGACCAGCCCAGTACAGATGGTCAGTAGGTAGACCGGGTTTGACTTGCGTATCAGGTATTACGAGATGTCTTTTCATTGCTTTTTACTCCATCCGACAGGACAGGTTTCTGGTGTGTACCATGTGAATCCCTGTTTGTCTGCCCATTCTTGCATGGTGTATCTTGTCCCGTCACTTCTACGTCTTGCTCCGGGCATAGCGGTTCTTGGGTTTTGGAAGACGAAGACCAACGTCTCCTTCTCGCCAAGGCATCTGCTAATATCAACATACTTCTTCGCTTCTGCTCTATCACGGAACCTCCCTTTAGCTTCAATATATATAGTAGAATGTGTACTGTAATATACAAAGTCTGGTTCGTAAGTTTTAACCTGCGTGTACGTTAGCTTGTTAACATGGTACTCGCACCTCTTGAACTTCTGGTGAAGATCATACTCGAACCAACTATCGTAGCCCTTTGGTATGTTACGTCTCGTTCTCTTCACTTGGTCTTTCCCATGTTTGATTAGGTTCACGACGTAGCCAGAGCAGCCTAGCGTTCTCAATGACACGCTCTTCAGACTCTAACAACTCAACGCACTTGTTGAACATCTCTATCTCTGACAGTCCTTCAAGGAGTTTCTGAGACTTCTTATCACCAATACCATACACACCGACAATGTTATCAGCTTTGTCACCCATGATGATTTGACGGTAGAAGAATAACAGACCTTCCTCTTCGTTAACAGAAGTCAGTTCACGTTTGTTGAAGTTGTAGTGCTTGCCCGGTACTTGTTGGAAGTCCTTGTCGAGACTGACGATGATGCTGTCAGGGATGGCGGTAGCGTCGATAGCAATCAAGTCATC